TCTTTACTAAATGCGTCAAATATTTCTTTAGCTCTAGCTTCATCTTTAAGAGACCATACAACATCTTGAAGTTTAGAGTTATCTATTTTTAATTTAGAGAAATCTTTAACTGCATTTAGGTTTTTAGTATTTAGTGTATAACCTAATAACATTTTGTTATTACCTAAATCTCTTTCTATAAGTTCTATAAAAGGATATTTAGACGGCATTTGTTTATTCACAACAGCAAGATTGTTTATTATAGCACGCTCAGCAGCCTGAAATCCCTTCAAATTTTGCTTTTTATTGAAAATGCCTACAGTTATACCTCCTGATGAAAATAAATCGTTTATAAAGGATTCTTTACGAACTATATCATCATTAAGATAATCTCTCCAAGATAGATACATTTCAGTATGCTTATAGAAATCGTTATATCTTTTCTTTTTAGCAGCGTCATTTAAAGTATCCCAGTCATCGGCATTGATGCCATACTTTTTACTTATAGCGTCAAAATTCTTTAGAATATCTTGAACACCTTTCATACGAGTTGTAGCATAATCACCTTTAATAAATTTATAAGGTTCTGAAAGCTCCTTATTTAACATCCACTCTAAATCTCTTAAAGCTTCTTCACTATAGTTATCTTTAGAAGCACTTTTTAGAATAGATTTCTTTAAAGTATCTGTATTTAGACTAGAGCTTTCAAAGACATATTTAGAGAAGTCAGTGTTATCCAAGGTGGTGAGAACATTTTTAAGTTTCTCAACATCTATAGTAGTTTCAGTTTTTAAAGAAGTTTGAACAGTATTAGTAACGACTTCTTCTAGTTTTTCTTTAGAAGTTTTTTCTAGTAAGAAATCATCAATTTTAGAACCTTGTAATTTAAATGTGCTAGAATAATCTTTAAGCATTTTGTTAGGTGCATAAAAATACGCAGGTACTTTTCTATAATACTTTCCATCTACTTTACTATATACCCAAGTTTCATTATCTTTTAACCATTTAAGATAATTATCAATAGTAGGAATATTATAATCTTTAGCCATTTTACGTACAAAATCTTGTTGATAATCAGTAAGTTCATCAAATCCTTTATCATAAAAAGGATTTTTTAAACCTGCAAGAGATTTATTTATATTATCATTAACTCTTTGTATTTCTTTAAAACTGTCTAATTGTTTTTGTACTTCAGCAATATCAGCATCTATACTAGAAATACTATCAGTATAAGGTTTTAGTACTTGGTTTAAATTGTCTAAAGCATTTTGATATTCAACAGGGTCTTTTATATCTTTAAAAACTTCTGCAAAATTGTTAGCATACTTATCTATATTAGCCTGATGAACTGCTTTTTCTTTATTTAAAGAATCAAGCTTTTTTAATAGTTCGTCATTTGAACTATATTTTGCAATACGTTCTTTTAGTAAGTCTTCATAGTATTTTATACTATTAGCGTTTAATTCTTTAAATGTTTTATAACCAATGTTATTATCTAGAAACTTTTTAGGAAAGAATGGTCCCATAGCATATTGTCCTCTTTTAATTACAGCGTTATGTAAATCTATAAGTTCTTTACGAATAGTTTCTACAGATTTATCACCAACGTTGTATTTACGGCTATGTTTAATAACTTCTGCTAAATCAAAAGTTTCTTTAGGACTGATAAATAAATCTATATTTTTATTTTTACGTAACATAGTTTTAGCATCAGCATATAAATCTAGATTTATTTTACCTGTAGAATCTACCCAAGGGTCTAAATATGTATTTGCTAGGGTGTTAAATTGATTAGCAATACTTTGAATAGCTCCTTGCTCTATGTTCTTTTTAGACATAGAAGTTTTTAACTGTTTTCCACCAGTGCCTAGAAGTCCTAAATTTACATTGTCTTGTAAATCATTTAATAAAGAATTAAGTTCTTTTTCATTAGCGTCTCCTAAATATCCAAATTTTTTATGTTGATATTTTAAAGAGTTGCATAATGCATTTGCTCTATCTAGAATTTCTTTATTAGTAAGTTCAGGATTATTTAAAGCCCTTCTAAAATTATTAATAGTTTTAAACACGGTAATTTTAGAATCGTCTAAATATTTATTAAAAGCTTCTGTGTATGTTATAGTACCATCATCAGCTTTAAAAACGTGTACATCTGTTTTAGGTAAAGCTTCTATATGTTTATCTTTAAGTAGCTTTTCAATATCGTCTAATTTTTGGTTCAAATCTGGAATAGATTTAATTCTATTTACAGCAGTTTCGCCTACTTTAGATTCAGCATTATAGAATTCTGAATGAGATAAGACAACCTTATGACTTCCAGGAACTCTAGATTTTAAAGCTCCTCTTAATTTATTTGACGCTAATTGACTAATAGCTTCATCATCATAATAATCCATATTTAGAATTAAATTAATTTCTTTCTCTATACGGTCTGCGTCATTATCTGCAGAGTCTAAAATATCTTGAGCAGATTTTTTAATTTCTGTCTCATGAGTAGCAGATTCTGTAATATCTAATCCAGACTTTGAATCAGTCTTAATATCCTCTAGGATATTTTGATAGAAATCTGAATTCTTTTGAATATTTTCGTGTAAATTATTTGAAATAATATTTTCACGAGAAGGAGTTGTAAATACCCAATTATCTTTATCTCCTTTAATAATTCCTGCTTTTGAATATGCATTATATACATCTTCATAAGCTTGAGCTCCACGTTCTTTTTCAAACGCTGCTATTTCTTCATCAGATAAAATTGTATTAACTTTTTTAGCAATATCTTCTGTTATATTATTTTGAATAGTTTGTTGTGCTTCTTTAGGATTTTCAATAATCTTTTTAGCATCTTCTATTGCATTATAAAGTTCTTTATACTTTATAAAGTAGTCATTATCATATATTCCGTGAGCTGTAACTATTTCATCAATATTTTCTAGTTCTTGTTCAAGCTGATTTAAAAGTTCAGGCATTTGTGAAGGGTCAGCATCATGAATTCCTGAATTTTTAACAGCATTTGTCCAACGCTCTTGAGCATTAAAATATTCTCTAGTTACATAATCTTCAATATCAGGAACTTCTGATGTAAAACCGTCAGAATTAATAACAGTTTTATATTTTAAAGGAACATTTTGTATAGCTTTTTCAGAATTTACAGCTAAAAATTGACGCATTTTGTTTAAATGTGATTTAATTGCAGGACGTAATCCTGGAACTGTTACATCCCAAGCTCCTTTAGTTACTATGTCATCATAGCTAGAAAGTAAGTCTCCTATTTGTTTTACTGGAGAATTAATAGTACTTTCTTTAGTCAACTGTTGTAAAATAGGAGCTCCAGCAGTACCTGCTTTAGAAAGCATTCCTCCAGCTATACCTGGGTCTGTAATTAATTCTGTGGCAAGAGCTGCAGGTTTCCAAGTTGTATCTTCAAAATCTGTTTCATCTAAAACAGTTCCACCTGCAAGTTTATTCATAGAATTACCCATAGCAGCGAATAATTTTTCGCCTGTATAGTCTTGGTCTTCTACGAAAATATTATGTATAGGATTTTGTGGAGTGCTAGGAGCAGTAGAAAAAGGATTTACTTGGTTAAGAGAATTGACACCTTCTGTCAAACCTCCAAGTAAAAAGTCTTCAGCTTTATCTAGAGTTCTACCAAATCCACCTAGTATGCCCATCGCAGGTCCCATAATACCCCATTTGCCATCCTCTTTAGGAGAAAATACATTATCTAGGAAATCTGCATATCCGTACACTGGAGTTAAAAGTGGTGAGACACCGTATCTATTTTGTATAGTTGCTTTAGCTCTACGATTAAATAGAGGGTCAAAAGCATCATCTATTGCGACTTCTTCTACTTTACCTGTGATAGGATTTCTAGTAAGTCTAGGAATTAAATCGTTAATGTTTGCCATATTCAACACTCCTTTTGATTTTATTATACAATAAAAGTATAAAAAGAAAAAGCCTAATTATTTAGGCTTACATTTTATATTGATTGTCTATACTTTTAAACCACATTTTAAGAAGGTCTCCATCAGAAACATTTGAAAATGTTTCTAAAGCATCAAATCCTGTAGGTGTTAAAGTCATAGTAGGTGGTGAGGGCTGCAGATTTTTGAATAAATCTATAAGCTTTCCATTAGGTAATCTAATAGCAGTTTTACTAATAGGTTCTAAAACATCATCTAATCCTTCATCGATTGGAATTTTTAAATCCATTAGATATTACCACCTTTAGCTAAATCACGAATTAAATAAAGTAAATAATCATCATTATATTGCATATTATTTAAAGGGTCCATCCTAAATATTTGATTTGGAGTTAAATTCATTAGTGTTTCAGCACTTTGTTTAGCAGAACTACCCATAGAGAATTCTGGTACACTAGCTGGTTTTCCAAAAATGCCCCCAGAAGCTTCTGAAGATATAGCTTGACCATGTTCCATATCCCAATCATCACCATATAAACCTTTACGTAATAAATAAGGGTCGTAACCATATTTAGTTATTAGATTATGTTCTGAACTAGGTTTAGTCCAAGGAATACCTGCCCAACCACTACCGTTTTCTTCTAAAGCATATTGTTGAACGTTTTCTAAATCATCTACTAAATTTCTATTATATATAGGACTAAAATCAAAAGTAGTTTGTAAATTTTGTCTAGTATTTGCGTAATCTATCAATGGATGGATACTAGGGATACCAGACATATCGTCAGGAGTATCGTAATTAGTGTAACCATTAGAATTTATATAATTTATAATATCGTCTTTATTATATCCACGATTTAATAATAAATTAAAAGCTGCTTTTAATTTAGTATTAGCATAAGGATTATCTAAATTAAACATTATATTTTACCTCCTTGGCGTTGATTTTGCATAGCATACCATTGTGCTAATTGCTGTTTTTGTTCTTCCTCTTTACGCTTTGCTTCTATTCTATCATAGATACCAAAACCAACTTGAGGAGCAGTTGTTATTGCTGACATCATTAACATTGGATACATATAAGATAACATTCCACCGTTCATAATATCAGCTCCTATCTATAAGAATTTTGTCTTGAATCAGCTTGTTTTTGACGTAATTTGTCAAATAAACTACCAAGAGCTCCACCAGCCATCATAGCCATTGGAGAAAATTGACTTCCTAATATTTTAGAACCAAATCCACCAGCTATTAAACCAGCAAGTTGTCCACCGTAATAATCATTATCGGTAAGACCTCCAATGTTCATAGCTCCAAGTCCTAAACCAGCTGCTGTTTTAAGAGGATGTGCTGAAGCATAGCCTGTTAAAATCTTACCAGCATTACCATTTTTCCAAGGGTCATTAGCAAGATTTGCAACACCTCCAGCTCCCATATCTGTAATTCCATAAGCATTATTTAACATAGATAAATCCTTATTATTAGCTTTAAAATTTTCAGCACCTAAATTATAAGCTGCACGATAAGGTTCATCTAAATCATTTATTTGAGACAGCATATCTTTAGCCCTTATTCTAGTTGCAGTTTGAGGGTCTAAAGCTATTCTTTTAAGCCATCCTGATAAAAAAGGTTTGTCATCTGCCATATTATTTTCCTCCTTCTAGTTGTTTAACATCATTTTCTAAATGTTTAATATCACTTTCGCACTTGGCAATTTTTACACTGTGTTCGTCTAAAACTTTACCATGTGCTGTTACACGGGCATTTAATGTATTAGTATCACCGTCTAATCTATCTACTGAATCTTTTAGATTTGTGACAGTAGTATTTAGACTTAATATAGGTTTGATAATAAGCACAAGCAGTCCTATAAGAACTGCAAGTGCAGCTATTAACATTCCCATAAAAACATTACTATCCATAATTACATCCATTGGTTAGTATAACGTGGTTGTAATCCTAAACCCGTGAAATTAGGAGTACGCATACGTTTATACTGTGCTTCTGCATCTTGTAAAGATTGATATAAACTTTCTAGGTCTTGAGTGTTATTTGTAATTGCTTGATTTTTAGAATTAATACCTGCATTAATTCCACCACCAAGTCCACCAATAATAGCTCCTGGTAAACCTCCACCGATAGCTCCCATTAGAGCACCTTTACCAGCACCACCTAATATACCACCCAAGTCATTAAACACGCCTGACGGAGTTGAATCACTATAACCTCTTTTAATTTTACCTAACTGTGACATTTGGTCTGAAGTTAAATAACTAGAAAGCATAGGATTTCCTGCAGCACTTGCTTTTATTCTAGATAATAATTTTTGTCTATCTGTTTCATTTTTAGAAACGTCATTTAAACCTTTAACAGCATTTATTCCTTGGTAAAGTCCAACGCCTAGGTTAGCATAAGGAGCTAGATTTTTACCTGCTAATGTTAAACCAGCTTTTCCATTAGTATTACCAATACCAAGTTTAGAATTTCCAGTTAAATTCCATCCTGAATTAGCAAGTCCTAATCCAGAGAACCAATTTTTAAGTTTATTAGGTCCTTTTGGAGAATTAGGTGGTGAGCCAGCACCTGCTGTCATTGGATTTTGAGGCATTGGTGTGACATCAATTATATTGTCATTTACATTACCATCTCCAAATGTAAAATTTTGTCCTATTATAGGAGGGTATTGCATACCTTGATATATTGCAGGTAAATTTCCTTCTGGGAAAACCATACCTGAATAAGGGTCTATATAACCTCCGACTACGGAATTCATTTTTCTTCTTAACATAATAGATACCTCCTTTTAATATTTATTTGCTTGAGCAGCCTTTTTATAATTTAAATTAGAATCATAGAATGAATTATCTACATAATTACCATTCTTTTCTGTAGCTATTTGATTTGCTACATTATAGTCATTCATACGCTCATTGTATAAATTAGATTGTGCAGATTTAACTCTTTCAAAAGTACCTGCTTTTAAGTTAGCTCTATTTTGAGTGTCTTGGTTCAACATATTACCATACTGTCCACGGACACTAGAAGCAGCGTTACGTTGATTTAACATAGCTTGAGCTAATTGATTAGAAGTTTCTAGAGATGTAGCAGCTTGTTTATTTTGAGCTGATAATAAAGTATTTATATTTCCAGCTATTCTTAAACCAGCATTTGCTCCAGCTTCTAATGCATTTTGTCTAGCTCTAGACATATCTGATTGATATGTACCTAGTAAAGCAGCGTTCTTTTGATAATCATTTGACAATACTTGTCTAGCATAATCATTATAGCCTCTATTGATATTATTCAATTCAACATTGAAATTGTTAATTTGACGATTTAGGTTTTCGTCATACATTTTTAAAATATCTGCATTTTCAGCATCTATAGCATCTATAGCTTCTTGTTTATAATCACCTAGGTAATCTGCTAATAAAGGTCCTGCCTTTATATTAGATGTGTTTTTAATATCTTTTAGTAAATTTTCAATATCTAGAGAATAGTCCTCTCCCCACATATCAGAGCCAGTCTTATTATAATAATTTTCACTTATAATACTTCCTAAAGCAGAGTCTCCTAAATTTTCTAGATATTTTAAAGTATCAGCATCTAATTGGTCTCCGTACGTTTCTCTAAACCATTTACCTAGTTCTGAAGCATTTTTACCAGTGTCTCCTGAACGTACACCAAATGTACCTACATTACCTAAAGTATTGTTTACACGTTTTTTAGTAATATCATCTATACCGTTAGTATGGTTAGAAGCTATTGCTCCTGCAGAGTTTCCAACAGCTGCAGCTGCTAGAGCTGCTAATATTGCAGCTACAGTTCCAGATATAATCATAAAACCACATCCTTACTTTGTCATAGAGTTGTATCCTTTAATGATATTCTCTATAACTTTACTAATTAAAGTTGCGATAAAATCATAAGGAATTTTTAATTCTGTACACATAGTTTTAACTTTAGCTAAAACATAAGTCTTTTTATCTTCGCCAGACATTCCAGAAGCTTCAGCTTCCTTCATAGCTTCTTCAATAGTTGAATAGACTTTTGTGATATATTTATTTTTAGCAAGTTTAATTAAATAATAACTTACTAAAACTACTACAACTAAAGCCATTATTATTGTTAAAATTATTTCTAAAGTTGTCATGTTATCACTCCTTTACTATATTATAAAATATTAATTCTAAAATAACAACTATAAATTTTGACGACAAATGTAAAAACCACCTATAAATAGGTGGTGAGTAATTACATATTACTAGGTAAAGCTGTTATATATGAAGCGTAAGTACTCCATCCTGAAGCAGCTTTATAAGAGTCTACTAAAGCTGCAGGTACGTAGATATGGAAATCATCATAGCTCATAGTTTCAGGAATATCCCAACCATAGAATATCTCTGTTCCTGCAGTAATAACAGCATCTGTTTTTCTAATTATTATTCTTGTTAAAGTTTTAAAATTAGCAAATGCATAATCTCCTATACTTGCACAGTCTACAATTTCTATTATATTTACATTATTATAAGCAAAACTTCCAAAATGTCTATTATTTTCAGGGTCGTTAACTGGAATTCCACAAGCAAACGCTCCTTTACCAATAGTTAAACCTGAAGAATTTATTAAAATTTTATTTTGAAGACTAGAGTTGTATTCAAAGTAAGTTCTATGGAAAGCATAATCTTCAATAGCAACTACTCCAGAACCTATTGTGATAGAATTTAATTCATTAGGCATTTGTGTAAAAGTAGAATGTTTTATTGTAACATTAGTTCCAGAAATATTAATGTTTTTTAATAAAGAATAAGTTTTACCATTTCTAGTTACATTTCCATTTACATCTTGAATATAAAATGCTGATGCATACCTAGTAGGAATATTCCTATATTGTAACGAAGTATAATCCATTTGTATATTTGCATATTGAACTTGAGTTCCATCATAATATAATTGATATTGACTAAATGTGTGAAAACCTCTATTAGAAGCATTAGATTCATATATTGTCATATCAAAATTATAGTTACAAATGTGTGTAATTGTGCTAGGAAGTGTTATATATTGTAGTTTTGTTACCCATTGATTACTACTATTTTTATACATATTTAATGTAAAAAAGTTATACATAATATTGTCACTAATTTCTTGCATACCTAGAAAATCTTCAGCAATAAATTCAGTTACGTTAGCTATAGCTAAAGCATTAAATGTAGTTATATTTTGGGGTGTACTTCCTGTATAAGTACCTAAAACTCCTAAAATAGTAATACCGTCTCTAATATTTCCTGCATTAATATTTGAGTCAATAGCAGAAGTTACTGGATTAACAGTAATATCACTATACACATATCCAGCTGATGGAACAAGATGTTGTGAAGACGTTGTAGGATTTACTGTTAAAGGGATATTAGCCATAGCTTTAATAGTAATTTTTTTAAATCCTAGGTATCCTTGCTGAGGGACAAGTTCAGTGTCTTGATTTAATAATTGATATACTATAGTTTCTAAACGTGCACCTTTAACAATTACTTTAGATATACCATTTGTTCCATAAGTTTCAGGTACAACTTCTACATCATTTTCACTAGGAGACACTTGAATTGTTGGTGATAAAGTATAAGGATTTACAGTAACTTTATCTAAACCGTCATACCCATTATCTGCTTCAATAACTTGAGTAGATGTTGTAGGTGTTGCTGATTTAGTTTGTAAAACAGGTTGTTTATCATCATAAACTTCGTTAATTTCTTCTACAAATTCAGTTGGTTTATAAGTATCTTGTGTTCCTTTTTTGCTACGTATAAAATCAGCTATTGCTGTTAATATACTTGAACTAATAAGTTTTTTAGACATTAGAATTCCTCCTCATCTGCATCATCTAAATCTACAGAAATAACCCCTTGGTCAGATATAGCAATACCGTATCCTGCAGTTAAAGACGTAGCTGGAATTTGAATTTTCTTATTAACGATTGTTAAATCTTGTCCATTCATTTGTGCACCTATAATAGTATCAGAAGGTATTTGAATTTTTCTATTAACAATATTTAAATCTTGTCCGTTTTTTTGAGCTCCAATTACGTAAGAAGCATCTATATTTTCTAAAACAGTTTTAATAGCTTCTAAAAAATCATAAGTAGATTTAGAATCTGAAATCACATTATTTACATAACGTGTTAAAGTATTGTACTCATCAATAGTTATTGTTTTAGTAAGAAGATTTTTAATCGTTCTTGTAAACCATTCAGGTACATTATTTTTTGGCAAAGTAATTATTGCACTTTCTAAATTAGCATAAGCAGTTTCTAAAGTTGTAGGCATATTATCAGCTCCTTTTATTTAATTATATTGTATTTATAATTTGTTTTCAACAATATACGTCAAAAAAGAGGATAAATAATTATCCTCTCATAGCTAGATAATAGTGTAATGCTTTACCTTTAGGAGCATCTTTGTCTTCTAAAAACTTTCTTGCAAGTCTTACATAAGCACTTAAATCATTTGAAACGGCTCCGTAATAATCACTGTAAACCATATTCATTACATAGTTCCAGTCATATTCGTTGAAGTGTTCAAATTGAATTCCATTCTGTCTTGCAACAGTGTTAGATTGTTCTACAGTCCAATGAGGACCTGTTGTGCCATCCTCATTAGTCATATTTTTAGTAGCACATTCTAACATCCACTCGTTAAAGTGACAACCGTAAGCCATTTTATATAGATGAATTTCAAGTTTTTCGTATAACTCATTATTAGTTTCACGAACCATTAAAATAGTTTCATCTATAAAATCTCTTAACTGTTGTTCTGATAAATCTTTTAATATTTTCTTATGCATATTAAACGCTCCTAGTCTAAAACACTAAAAGATATATTAGATGTATTAATTGCTATATCACTATTATTTACTAATGTAAGAATAGCGTCTCCTTCATAGCAAAGAACTCTAACAATTCCATCTATAGAAATAGTATGTACTTCTGTATCTGCAGTAACTACAGTTTCAGTTGCTGTAATTCCAGGGACTACTACATTATTTTTACGTACTTCTATAGTTACATCACCTGCAGCAGGAGCTATAAAAGTAATTGTACCAGATACTTTATAGTATCCAGGTTTCTTTAAAATTACACTATTTGTTCCATTTTGAATTGCACATCCTATACGTCTAGTGACTGTAATAGGTAAAGTACCTCCTGCTAGAACATTTGCAGGAGTTGTGTTTGTCATATAAATTAAACTCATATTTTCCTCCTTAAATTTAGAAAAGGGCTATTGCTAGCCCTTTATATTTAGCCAGCTTGGCGATTAGATATTATTGAATCCACAGTTACAAGCACAGAATGGGTTTGCACCACTTGTGTATGTAGTTGCTGATGGATAACGTACAACACCTGCTACAGCTTGATTTAACTCTAATTGGTTAATTCTAGCTTTTAATGATTCCATCTTATTTTCTGTGATTAAGTCACGAGTCTTTTGACCGTCTAATAAAATGGCTTCTTTAATCGCAGCAGTATTCATAGCAGCATTATAGTTTACACTATCTATAGCTCTTAATTGAGTGCAGCAACATTCGTTCTGTTTAGCTAGTAAATTAGCTTGACCTACAGCTAATCCTGCAACATCTCTTTGAAGTTCAGTGTACTTATCTGATAATGCAGCAGTTATGTCGTGGAAGCTTTGGTTAGTTGCAGCAACTGATTGAGCAGTACCGTTAGTAACAGCAGCTAAAATATCTCTAGTTTGAGCTTGTAGATTTTGGTTATCAAAACCACGGTTTACATCAGCTTGAATAGCTTCTGTACCTACAGTTCCACGGTTTCCGAAGAATCCGTTACCACCCCACATTAAAGCAAGAATAGCGAATAACCATAAACCTGAACCACCACCAAAACCAAAACCATCGTTATAACCATAACCGTGATTTATGTCCATAACGGGAGTAATTCCTGTTCCATCCATAATAGTAGTATCTCCTTTCGTAAAATTTTATAATAAACAGCCTCTAGAAAACTGTTATTATCCAGTTATTGATTTAAGGAATTGTTGAGGGTCAACGCCTCTTTGTCTACACATATAGTTGAATACTTCTTCAGGACTTTTAGTTTTAAGCATGTCTAAAACAGGTCTCATATTTGGATTATTTGACGCTAGCTGTTGAAAAAGTTGCACAGGATTTTTAGACTGTGTTAGCATTTTATAAATATTCTGCATTTGCATTGTAGAACTAGTATTTTGAGTGTTAAATGGATTAGGCATTTTCCTCACCTTCCTTCTTTAATAAAGTGTCTAACTTTGCTAAAAGTTTATCGAAATCTGTTTTTAATACATATTCAGGCATAGGTGGTGAGATAATAGCACGTACTTCTTGTTCTGAAATAGGAACCATTTGATAGTACTCTATAATTGCTTGTCCATAAGAATTAGAAGATTTCTTATAGATAATAGGATTGTCACTATCTAGAAGCATAACTGTTTGATTAGGTTGCATCTGATACGACTTGGCACCTTCTATTCCATTTACAAACGCATATTGATTTGATTTAGGATTATAAAAAGAAGGTGAGTTATAATAACTAGGGTTGTAATTTTGCATAATAAAGCCTCCTCTATTCAACCATAGTATAAAAAGAAAAAGTCCACTTGTAGAGTGGACAATATAAGACAAATAAAAAAAAGGACTAAATTTCTTTAGTCCTTAAATAGTTTGTGTTTACTTCTATTAATAGATTTTCTAATAGTGTCTACATCAACACATTCACGTTCTGCAATTTCTGCATAAGTAAGATTATCTATGTATTTTAATTTTAATCTTGTATAGGCTTCTTTTGTCAAATTGTGAATATTACAAGCTGCTATAAGTAAGTCATTATCTTTTAAAATTTTATATTTATCTCTTACAGTTTCTATACAAAATTCTAAAACTGTATTTATAAATGCAGTAATGAATATTATAAATATATTAAGATAAATAGATATTTCTACAGATAAACTTACAAGCAGGTATGTAAATTCAACTCCTACTGTTATAAGCTTACACAATACAACTGCTTTTCTAGGATTAGTCTGAATAGTATCAGCGTGAAATCTGTATCTAAAACAGTTTTGTATAACCTCATAACAAACTAGGAATATTAGCATTTGATAGAATCTATTAAAGAAGAACGCAATAGTTAAAAGTATTATGTTATAAAGAACATAATCTAGCAAATCAATAAGCCAATACTTTAACATATTATCTTGCCTCTAATTTAGCAATCTTTTCGTCAATAGCTTTAACAGTTGCCATATTAGGGTTCTTTCTAGATAATTCTTTTTCTTTAATAGCTTTTAACTTTGTTACATCATTAATGAATAACCAAAATCCTGCTAATCCCATATAACTCACTCCTATCCATAACACACTTAAAAATATATAATAATCTAACTGAAGAACTATTTGAAATATAGTTCCTATTTCATCTAAATTTATTGGATAATTTCTAACAAATAAAATATTTAATTGCCAAATCATAATTAGACCTTGTATTATTACAGGATATAATATTAGTACTAATTTATTAATATATTTATTAGTTTTTATTAAGTATATTATTGGTATTAGCATTGAAATACACATTTCTAATGCAAAGCCTAACCAATATACATATATTTTGGCAATAAACGTAGAAATTATTAAAATATTAATTAAAATAGTTTCTAGGATGTTAGAATATTTAGTCTTTTTCGTACTTATTAAATACAAAAGATTTCCACTAAACACATAAAATATACCTAGAAATAAATATTTTAACCAATTAGAATCTACAAAATTATTGAAATCCAAGATAGCCTGGTTCTCTATCACTATTGGATACCAAATTCCAAAACAGAATTTCAATATAAGTAGAATTAATAAACAAATCCAAAGACATATCCAAAGTCTTAATATAAGCTTTGGTAAATCTAGAATTTTATTTATGAATTTCTTCATTGTAAAACATTTCCCTTTCTATTTAGTTTTCTTCAGGCTGTATTTTTGATTTTTCAAAATATACAGTCATAAAATCATCTAATGGAAGATTATAATCTATATTATATATTTCAGATAAAACTTGTTTTGACTCAACTTGAGCAATTTTAGTTTTGTCTTCATTATAAATTAAGATTATATCTCCATCGTAATCTTTAAACGGTTCGTAATTAAGAAATCTTGAAGGTTCAATTCCGTTTATTTTAGATGTTTTATTCCATAATTTGTATTTTCTCATAAATATATCACGTTTATACAAAACGTACTCCTTCCTTTTGTAAATATGCAATACCAGGAACATTATTATTATCGTATGAAATTGCATTAATACTATTATCTAAGATATTCATAAAAATACTTGTAGAAGGTGTTACTGTAGTACGGTTTCTACCTTGGTATGAGATAGATGTTGTTGTATAAGAATCTCCTATTTTTATCGCCATACCGTAATTCGCAACATTAATATAAAAGTTTTCGTTAATAAAATCAGAATAACATATTTTAAAAAACAACTTATAATAATATGTATTACCTTCTATTACAAGCTTTAAACTTGAAAATTGGGCAGCTATACTGTATATAGTTAAATATCTTATATTATTAATTGTTTGTATTTTTATATTACCTGTAACAATATTTGAGTCTATCATATATAAATCATAAGAACCGTCAGGAATGTCAATTTTTTCAGAATTGTCATTAAATCTTATACCATAAATATATTCACAAGGGATTTGTTTTGGATTAGACACAACAAATTTAGACATATTATAATATGTACCTTCAGATATTTTTACCCAAGAATTCAGTGTTAAAATTTGTTTTTCATTAGAGGTTAATACATTTGCACCAGTTGGAACCCCTTCATAACTACCAGTTACACCTAATATACTTATGTCTTTTTTAATGTTTCCTGGTTGAATATTAGCGTCAATACTAGAAGTAACAGCTTCAACTGTAACTGTGTCTAAACCTTGATAACCATCATCAGCTATAACAGTTTGCTGTGAAGTTGTAGGAGTTACAGTTTTATTCTGTAGTTCAGGAGTATCTTCATATTCTGTAACAGCTTCAAATACTTCATCACTAACTTGTACTTTATTACCAGAATCTAATGTAAGAGTATTAACAGAATTCTTCTTTTCTGCTAACACTACACATTCAGGATTAATATAATTATCTTTATCTTTTATCATATTATTCCTCCTCTGCTACAATAGAATCAAATATTTCTTTAGTAACTTGAATTTGTTTACCGTTAGATAAAATAAGGTAATACTCGCTATTACGTTGTATTGCTTCTTGAATTTTAGTTTTATTGACATAAATATTTTCTTTAATTTCAGTCATATAAATCACCTACTTTTATAATGGTGTTATAGAGTCAATAACATAATAACCTAATTGTGAAGTAATAGATACATTATTACCTGCATTACCATAATAAACAACTATATTATTTTCTTTCACGTATGATGCAACTACTGCTCCATCATTAGTGAAAAAAATTCCTGAAATACAAGAACTTCCTAATAAAGTTTGTAAGTCATCAATAGTTTCTGCTTCATCATTATTTGAAGATAATATAGTTAACATACCTGCACCGTCATCATTAGAGTCCATTATAATAATATCATGTTTATATAATTTGCTTCCACCACCAGTTTGATTAGGTGTGTAAGATTCAGCTATATCAGATAAAATATCTGTTTCATTTTTACGCTTTACAACTTTCTTACCTGTCATTTTTGTATAGATTTTCTTTAAACTTTCTAAAATTGAAGTATTTTTCATAATAGAATCCTCCTTGTTATAATTCTAATTTTATTATATTCTATTTGACAAACAGTGTCAATAAAAAAGAACCCAGTAGGGTTCTTATTGTTTGTTGCTTGTAGATTTATATCTATAGTAAGATACATAGAATTTAAATTGACTGTGTGACATACCTGAAACAATATGTCTTATAGTGTATCCTTTAGCTGAATATCTCAAGAATAACTGTTTCATAACAGGATTATTCACTAGAATTCCTGCAGAAGTTGTAGTTGTTGCAGGAATTGGAGCTCCTAAAGCAATAGTAGAATCTAGCTTTTTCCAGAATGAGCTAGAAGAACTTACGTCTTGATGTAACACAGGTCTGTATTGGTCTACATACACATCTACTGTCAAAGGTAATTCATCAGATTTATCTGTAAGAGCAAATGTTAATTTACTTTCTACAAATTGTTTAATTAGGTTCATAGAGTAAGACTTTTGTCCTGTATCTACATAATATGTAAACGGAGTTATTTCGCCTAAAGTTAATTCGTCTCCATATTGAAGGTAATTAGCATCGATTTCATTCATCTCGTGATTAAAATCATAAAATGCTGAAGGTGCAATTAGACGTATTTCGTCAACTGTATTAATCCAAACGTCTGTAAAAACTACAGGATAAGAGTGTTTAGTCCATATTTTAGTGGAATATTCATATTTTAAAACTGTTGTAGTATTAGATTTTGGAATACATAGATAATAATGCTGTTCAGTAGTAAATGCAAAATTTGTACTTGTATTCGTATTTTCTAGATATGGAGCTATAGGTTTCGATATATCTATAATGTTTAATATAGAATCATCACTAGCATACATACTTGGCTGTACAGAATATATCTTACTTCCTGATTTAAATATAATACCATTAAGTATAGATTTAGCAGTTTTTCTATCATTCCAAGGAATTCCTATAAAAGTATTTATAATTTTACTAGTATAATAGTTTCCACCTTGAGGTGTTATTAAGAATAATCCTGTTTCACTAGCTGCTATTAAATAATCTCTCCAAGGAATTAATGTAGTTATTTTAGAATCTTGTGCCATAGGTAATTCTATTGTATTTAATAAAGATGTTACAAATGAATTTGAATCAGAAATATAAATACAATTTTTAAAATCTTCTTTTCCATAAGAGTAAATTTTATAATTGTAGTATAATTTTTCTCCATCTACAGTATTTACTAAATTGGTATTTAATAATTCTGTAGTATCTGTTATTAAAGCACTATAAGGAAAATTAGATAATAAGGTAGCGTCAGCATTATATAATGTTAAACCTGTAAAATTATTTAATAAATTATTAGCTACAGTATCATAAAATGTAGTTTCAGTTCCTGTCCATTCAAGCCATTCATAAGTTCCAGGAGCGTCTGCTATTTCATTAGTATAATAATATTTATTATTTGAAAGTACTCGTACAAATTTATCATCTGCAGAAACATGGTCTACGTTAGGTAATTCATCTACTGTAGCAATAGTTCCCCAATAATATTTAGACACAGTTTCTTTACATCTTATAATTCCCCATTTGTAACAATCAAGATATAAACCATCATAAAATATTGAAAGTTCTAATCTTATATTATCTGTTTTAGTTATAGATGTAAACCAACTGTCTGCAGCACCTACTAAAGTAGGATGGTATAAAAATGCCACTCTGTTGATGCTTTTATTAAGATGAGTGTCCCATTCTTTATACACGTTAAAATAAGACGAATTTAAATCAGATACTGTTGTATTAGTTCCTTCATCTTCTGTTATATTTAAAACAGCTTTAAATTTATTTTCATCTAAATTTAATTCATTATTAAAATAATATTGTATTAAAACAGTAAAACTTAAATCTGTTGTAACTGAAGATGTATAATAACAGTGATAAGGAGTTAAATGGTTAGATGTTTGATATTGTGTAACATCTGGATTATGGTCTCCCTCACCACTATGTACACTAGAATATGTATAGTCTAAATCTACAGTACGATATTCTAATTTAAGATTAGATGTTTCTATAGCGTAAATACTAAACCTATAAGTGTATCCTTTTATACCGTTAGGTAATATTAATACATCAGGTCTGTCTGTTATAATGTCACTAGAAGAATTTACATAACTTAAAGGTACAGCTATAACATTTTTATAAATAGGTGTTGATGGGTCTAAAGATTCTTCCATTCTAGTTTCGTCTAACACTTTTAAATAACATTGACGAGGCTTATTAGTAGTATAATCTTTAGGAAATTTATTAATAAATTCTTCTGGACATTCCCAATTTATACCGTCTGAAGTATACTCCCAAGCACAATAGTATCTTATATTTCCATAAGAATTGAAATTGCAAAATGCTTTTAATATAACAGGTTTAGATGTGTCTGCTTTAGAAAATGAACTTATTATATTATTTCCATAATTATTAAATTCTGTTAAATCTTTTATGTATACAGGTACATTATTAGAAACATAAGAATATGCTAATATACCTTGTACAGAATTTACAGCTGCGTCATAACTATCTGTAACAGCATAAGTGTAATATCCAGCTGTATTAGGATTAAATTCTGCAGTAGTTTCTGTTCTAGTTAAATTAGGAATATAAGGGTCTATATATTCTAATATTGCTAAAGTAACACCGTTTATTTCTTCTAATGTTATTCTAAAATATGCTTTAACTGTTGTTAAACCTGTTATATTTGGATTAGCAGCTCCATTTAGGAATGTATTCAAATTTAACTCCACGTCATATAAAATTGTAGATGAGTTAGTATTAAAAGTTTTAGCATTTTTAAAATTCATACCTGTAGCATCAGTGTATAAAACATTTTTATATCTAATCCTACAAGATGTTCCAGAAACAGCTGAAGGATTTATAACTAATACATGTTGTTGTATATAGCTACTTGAGGACGTATCATTTTTTATAGCTATATAATGAATTTTATTGTATAACTCTTTAGCATAACTATATCTATGTGAATGAAAATATTTTAAAGGTTTTCTTAAAGACATACTTCCATCTAGATTTACATCCAAATTTTCTGCATCGAAAACAAAGTCCCTCATAGGAGGAGCTTGTGTGACATCTATACCTTTTTTATTAGTAAAAGAGTCTTCATTTAAAGATTGATATTGTTGTCCGTCTTTTGAAATTTTTCTTCTTATCATATTCCAAAACCTCCTATATCATAAAAATCTCTAAATGTTGCATTAACGCCTTGAGGGTTCTTCATTTCTACTGTTATTGCTTTAGTTAATACCCACTTATTTAAGTTAGGTAAATTTTTAATAACGTCATCTTTATATGCAAATTTATCAGCAACAGCTGCAAGAATAACTTGGAACGGTATATTGTAAGAATGTCTTAATTGTTGAAAACCTTGAGCAAATTCTTCATTAAATAGTCTTCCAGTATCGCCATCCCTAACAGAGTATTTAAATGCTACGTAAGGAACTAGAAATAATTTAATCCAATCATCGGTAAAGTAGTTTTCTAAATCTATGTTAGAAGGATTAGTTAAATTGTCTATATACCAAGCTCTGATATTACTTGCAAGAATTTGACCTGCTACATAGTAAGTAGGAATACCGTTTATTAGACGGAATCCGTATAAAGTTCCGTAATAATTCCAAGTATCATTTTCGTACACTCCATACATCTCTTTACTTAAATCATAGTAAATACGTCCAGAGGAAGGTGGTGAGACAAGTGAATCTATTTGTCTATTAGATTCTGGCTCTGTTAGCATTATTAAATTTGGCATGTCCTCTACAGCTTTTTTAGCATCATGTTCCATAGTATCAACATCAGGAATAGATGTGTGTAATTCTGTATTTATTTCTGATATGGCTTGGTCTAAAAATAGACGTATATCGTCAAAAGATATAGCTGGATAATTAAGTGCCATATTAACATAATCTGCAAATTTATTAGTAGTAAACATAGTAATCAACCCCTTTATTAAAATTATAGCATAGAAAAAAGCGAGTGTAAACTCGCTTTTAATAATTAGGCATTTATTGTTATTTCCTCACCTGGTTTTGCATTATAGATGTCGACTTTAGCAATACGTTCTCTAATGTGTTCAGCGTGAGTTTTATTAATCATATATGTTCTACCATCACAATTAACTGCAATTCTAACACCATTTACAGATATTGCTAGATAAGGTCCAAAAGTATTTTGTAATGCTTTAGGAATAGAGATAGGAACTTTAGGTTCCTTACGGAATGAGTTTACAGCAGCTTGTGCTTCTAATAAACTTCTTCCATCTATTGTAGTTCTTTGATTATTAAAATCAATAGAACGATTTACCTCATCAGCTTCTGTAGGTCCTTGCTGTGCAGGTTTAGCAGATAATTCTGCAATAGCTTTTGCTAAAGCTAGAATATCATTATTAGTAGATTTATTTCCATCTGACAACTGTGCTTTTAAAGCTTCAATCTCTTTAGCTTGTCTTGCAACAAGTTCTTGAGATTCTCCCAATGCTTCTGCAAGTTCTACGGGACTAGCAGGATTGCCAGTCTCGTGAGCTTGAGTTTGGGAGTGTTTTACAACAGCTTCTACTGCACCAGTTTCAGTAGTAGCCTTATCAACTGGTTTATTTGACATATTGTGTCCACTCCTTTAAATTATTTTAGTTTTTGTCTACGTTAGGGTCACCAGTAGCGTTTACGTTACCACCGTCAATGAATTCCTTACGGTTTTCATATCTTTGACCATCTGCTGTAGGTACTTTAATGTCATAAACATTATTAAATGCAGGTAATGCGATTACTTCTGCTGCATCTGTTGGAGCAGTTGATGCATTTCCTTCAAAGCCCTTGATGTAGAAGTGTCCTGCTTTAGCAGCATAGGCAGTTTCTGCAACTTGGTCTTTTAAGAATCTAATTGCTGGATTAGATGCTAATGCATATTGCATTGTAGGTACATTTCCAGTAACAACTGGACGCTTACCGTCTGAACCTGTTCTACCTGTAGCAACAGGCTTAACAAGTTTAGTCATTTTAACAGCTGTAACTTCAGTAGTTGTACCTTTTACAAAGTACTTAACTACGTTAGCAGTACCATTCCAAACTACAGACTGTGCAACTTGTTCAGGATGCCAATAATTACCAGCATTATCTACGTATCCGTAGTAATAATCAGTAAATTGGTTCTTGAAATCAGGTCTAGCATTTACATTTACACGGTATTGTGTAGGGATTGACATATAATCAACTACTGCATCAGGGTTAGGAACCTTGTAGCCGATTGCGTCTAACTTCCAACCAATAGATTGTCTTTGGTTAAGAGGGTCTTCAGTACCAGCTGAACCTAATTCCTTCTTGATGAATTCAGGTTGAGAATGTCCTTCGATACCAATTCTGTATAAACATTCCTCACCTAATACAAATGAGTGATGAACATTTAATACATCATAGTTACCATTAGCAGCAGCTGCTAATTGAGCTAATGTACCACTAAATGTAGTTTCTTGATATAGGTAAGCACCTGTATCAGCATCTCTATCTAGGAATACAATAGTTGCACCACCAGTAATAGTATCTGATGTAGCTAAAGTAGATAAATCAACTTTAGTTAAGATGTTAGCTGCAGAATATACAGCAGGGTCACTACCAGCAGCAGCTGTCTGTGTATATTTTGGAGCGTGGTAGATATAAATTGTATCACCATTTCCATCAGTATATGTATTATCAGTCTTAATAGTCTTTGCTTTCTTGAAAGCTAATGAGAATAAGTCGATAACCATATCGTTAGAATATGCAGTACCTGTATTAGTGTACTTCATAAATTCCTTAACTCTCTTATCAGTGATTAAATCGTAAAGTACAGCAGGTGAAGCTAATACTAGGAAGTTTGAACCTTGGTAAGGTCTAACCTTTGCAGCTTCTTCAGCTAATACAATTTTACGGAATTCGTCAATAGATGGAGAGCAGTCAGGAGTTAAATACTTAATATGTGTAACATCACCAAATTCCTTTGGTTTAAGGATGTCCATATCACTAGATTCAACTTCCTTTTCTGTAGCATAGAATACTTGGCACTCTGCAAGTAATGCTTCTTGTGCTAAAATATCCTTTGTCTCAGGTACTTTTAATGCTAATTGTCTAGTATACTCTGAAATTAGAGGGTCTACTACAGCCCAATTTACCTTATCTGTAAATTTCATTACACGACCATAAGATTTTGTAGAAGCTTTAATTGCAACCATTCTGCCTTGGTCAGAAGCAGGTGGAATACCTTCAGCAAGTGGAATAGTATGTGCTGCTAAAGATAGCATACGCTTAAATACTATTTCATTTGAACCGTTATTTGATGGCATTAATCTTTCCTCTGCTAATCCATCAAATACGAAATCAGCTTCTGTAAGCTCGATAGTTCTTAACATAATCTTACTGTAAACAGCAGCTGGCTGCATTACATTAGGACCTTGTAAAGGTGACTGTGGAGCAGGATTACGGTAAACTGATGTGTTGTTAATTAGAGATATTGGTTCCATTCTCTTTTCCTCCTATTTCTTATTTTATATTATTTTGATATTTTCCATAAGCGTTAGGCATTTTTCCTTTTAAGAAAGCTTCTACATAAGCATCCTCTGCTTTATTTTGAGCAGCTCTAGGAGCTTCTGGGAAACTTGCACCTCCGTATATGGGTGAAGCATTGTTTTGAGCAGCCATTCTTTGAGCTCTAAACGCATACTGTTCAGGATATACTGCACGGAAAACGGCTTCTACATCATTAACTTGTGCAACATTAATTCCTTTCTCAAGTGCAGCGTTAGCGAATGTTACTAGGTCTGCTTCACTTAAACCCCACTTATCTCCAAAAGTCGTCATCTTATTAATAAAAGCTGACTGCTCTTGTTGATATTGCTGTGCTTGTAAATACTCCTGCATTTGTTGAACTTGAGCTTCAAGTCTAGATTGAGCAGTATTTCCTTGCATAGCTGCATAGATTTGTTCTGGTGTATACCCACTAGCTAATGCTCTAGCAATAGCTTGTTGAAGCTGTGGATTTTGCATACCTGCAGCTCTTTGTGGGGTCATTTGACCTTGAGCTTGAGCCTGTCTTTGTGCTGCAGCTTGAGCTTGTGCTTGAACTTTCATTTGTTGTTGAGCAGCAAGTTGAGCTTTGTATTGCTGATTTTCAGCGATAATTCTTTGAATATCAGCAGAGCTGTATTGTGGCACTTGGTTACCTTGAGGTTGACCTTGATTTGCATCAGGTTGTCCTTGAGGCTGACCTTGAGGCTGTAAAGCTTGTGGAATTGTAGGTTCTTGACCTACTACACTTTGTTGATTTTGAGCATCAACAAAATTTTGAAATCCTTCAGTATCTCCTAATCCTGGGATACCTTCAAAAATGTTATTTTCGTTTTGCATTGTAAAACATCCTCCTTATTTATAGTATAAAATATTAGACAATTATTGTCAAATATTATTTTTGCATAGGTTGTCCAGGAGCTGGATTAGTTGCTGGAGTTTGACCTATTGGTGTCTGTACCATTTGAGCTACAATCTCTTGTAGAGCTTGTTCTGGAGCCATACCACCTTCAGTTAGAGTACCTAAAGCTGTAACTACAGCCATATATTCCTCTAACTTCATATTTTCCATTTGAACTTTCATTCTTTCTCTAATTACATTCTTTTCAGGTGTTGGAATATTTAAGAATGAAATCATTTCATCTGGAGTTATAAAATCTGGATAACCGTGTTCAGCTGGAACATACTTCATTTGAAGTTCCATTAATTGTTTAGCTCCGTCTTCGTATGAAGTTCTTGAACGAGGAGCTGCTGAAGACACATCTATACAGATGTCATCCCTACCGAATAAATCTGCAGGATTAAAAGTATATTCTTTATTATCTTGGTTTTGAGTCATAGCATTAGGTTGAGCTCTAAATGTTTCTTCATTACCATTAAGAATATAGAATTGAGACATAAGATTTAATTCTTTAGAAATAAATTTATCAATAGCTTTTATACGATTAGAATCACGCATTGTAGCTCTATCTAGAGCTTGAGATACTCCACCTGTAGTCTGAATAGAACCGTAAGACTGTCCTAGATATGCAGCATCTACACCTGATACTTGTTGGATTGCTCCAATTAAATAGGTTCTAAAAGAACTTAAATCTTTAGGTAAATCAGGTCTATTAGCAAATGCTTGAACAATTCTAGGGTCGCAGTTTACAGTAAATGCTTTATCAGGGTTATTACGTTTGTTCTGATATTCAGCTACATTTATACCTGCCATTGAGTTAATAAACTCTGCAGGATTTTGATTCTTAAAGTATGCTGTAGCTTCTGTAGAGTCAAGCTGTACTAATGCTAGATATAGTGATAATACCTTATAACATTTAGAAATTCCCCAGAAATTGTTAGGAACTTCCTCATCATATAGAGGTATAAAAGGAATAACATTAGGTTGAATATCCTTTGCTACATCTAGAATATCACGTCCTGCCATGTAGATAATATCTACGCTAGGCGTTAAAATTGTTGTACCATTAATACCTGTTTTAGGTCTTAACACCTTTTTATAGCAAGTAATAAATGTAACAACATTTCTAGAAGACTGTTTAGATTTATCCCTTATATAATTAGGGTCAGTATATCCTGTAGTGTCATTAGCATTTTCAATAGCTTGAATACGAGCTTGGAATCTAGGAATAGCTTTAAGGAATTCTCTTGATTTCTTTTCAGCAAAATACATAAATCCCATTTCTTCTACTTGAGAAGCACTTGGGTCTGGGAATATATTTGACGGATGATAAACCCTCGCTTGTAAAGGAACTAAACGTTTAGCGTTTAAAATACTAGTAACGTCATTAGCTTCTACTAGGTCATTATTCCAACCGAATAAAACACCTGATGTTCCGTGCAAATAAGCATATTCTCCACACTTATTGTTTATGTCATCCATATCCATTGAATTCCACTTTAATTGGAAGAACTTATTAGCAGTTTCTGCAAGTGGTTTTGCATCAATAGATAGAGCTCTGAAATCTCCAGCATATTCTGTAGGCATAATAGAAGCTTTAGTTGCTTCTTTAATAATAGTAATCGGATTATGTGTAGGAGTCTGCACATAATTAGGAATTTTCTTATTAAATACCTTCCATATATCTGAATGGTCTGCAGCATCTAATATTTTAAAAATACGAGCTTGTTCTTGTTTATAAGCTATAGCTTCTTGAAAATCTGTGACTAAATCAGAAGCAGTATATTCTGTAATACCGTAAGAATCTAGAATATCCTGCGATGTTTCTAATTTAACGTCCTCTGTCAACTTATTTAACATTTCTTGCATTATTTGTCACCCTCTCCTAGGAAATCATCAGCTAAAATATCTCCATATATCTCATCAGCTTTGCTAAATAGATTACCTAGAGAATTTTCATCATAGGTATCAGGGATATTTTCTCTGTCATTAAGGGCTGAATTGATTTTTTCAGCCTGGCGTTCATTTTTACGCCTTAAAATCTGTAATTCTTCTTCTTCTTTTTCAGTTACTGGAACTAAATGAAGTGATTTACATACGGTGGTGAGTAATCTGTGATTAGCTCTTACGAGTTTTAGTAACTCTTTTTCTTCTTTTTCTGTCATATTGTCCTCCTAACCAAAATTATCCATAAAATCTGTTACAAAATCAGGACTTGCGTCTTCAAAATTAGTCAACCAAGGGTTATTTGACTGTTTTGGAGCTCCGTTTACTACATTTCTCCAAATTTCACTGAATTCTTCAGGGTCTTCTGGGAATTTAGGGAATGGAGCTAACATATAACGCAGTGCATCAGGTAAGTGGTTGTTCTCATCTTTAGGAACTTCACCCTGATTCTTATCTGCATCAGCCAAATCTCTAGGTGGATACTTATATTTTGATAAAGCGTCCTTTAATTTTGTACAAGTTTTGAAAACTTTAAGTCTTCCATTAGCAGCATATTCATAAACCTTCTGAATAGTAACTGCTATTGAATTAGCTTCACAATCTACAGCTGGTTGTAGGATTATTCCTCTTTCACGATAAGCGTCAATCCAACTATTTCCAGACACTTGGTCCCTATTTCTACCTCTCGGGTCGCATTGATGAGGGTAAGCTAGAAGATAATCTGGAAAATCGTGAGTCTGTTTAATTTTTACAATTAATTCATCTAAAGTTATGTCATCCAAGGTTTCCTCAACCTCTGCGTAAACGTGAATAACCTTATGAATAGGGTCTAAAGCTGCTACTAAATGAGCTGTAGGGTCACGTCTACCGAAGTCTAGACCTGTAATTCTTTTCCAGTGTGCTGGAATAACAAATGGGTCTTCAAACCAACTCATAAAATTAGGGTAAACTAAACCTTCTGCATATTTAAATGAACCATGTAAGTATCTATCTACCCACCATTTAGGTTTATTACGAGCAAGATTTTCCTCATAATCAGGTGGTAAATAGATGTTTGCACTAGTTGCAGATATATGTGTAGATGTAGAAGGGTCTTTACGATTAACGTCAACTGTATATCTATCAGGGACATCACCGTGGTAATAGATTATATCTGATATTAGAAGCCAGTTTTCAGCTAGCCAACCTACATCAGGGTTAGATGTTAGAATCATCTTTAATCTATTACGTCCTTTAGTCCACGCTGTTTTATTACGTAAACGTGCCTTTATATATTGAATAACATTATAAGACACTTCTGATGCTTCCTCTACCCATATTATATTCAAGTTAGCAGAACGAATTTTACCTTCTTTGTCAAAAGCTTTAGCTGATATACGGAAACCGTTAATCAAATCTATATACCAGTTAACTTTATCTTGGTTAGACTTATAAACCAAAGCATTTGGAATATTATCTACTAGAAACTTTAAACAAGTATCTGAAGCTTGTCCCCAAGTAGCAGCTCCTACGAGTCCTGCTCCATTAGGAACCTGTAAGGCATAAGCAATAAACTCCATACCTCCAGTGTAGGTTTTAGCAGAACCAAATCCTCCTGCGTATAGTTTATGCTGATGTTTATCCTTATGAAACGCCTCTTGGTGAGGCATAGGTTTATAAGTACAGATATGTGCATTACAGGTTGGACAATATACGAAAAATTCACAAGGCTTTCCACTAAAAGACATATCCTCTTGTAATTTTGAATAATTACAGTGTGGACATATATCTCCAGCTTCCAATTTATATACCTTGGACATTTTTCGTCCAAAAAGTCCTGTTTCCTCTTTAACACGGTTAAGTACTTCCTGTACTGCCATATCTTTCTCCTTTTCAGGAGTTAAAACATCTTCCTTTAGGTTTTGACTACTTTCCAAGTAGTCGAGTCCTTTAAGAATATTATCTTCTTTTTTACGAGAAGTTCGTTTATTGGACATCTCCCTCACCACCTAAAATAGGTGCATTTAAACCCAATCTCTTATTAAGTAAACCATCTACTACGTCTTCTGCCAT